CGAACATTGGAGCCAGATCTCCGATACGCAATGCTTGGTGTGAGGCGAGATGCCCCAAAAGGATATGACAGAATCCTTTTTCCACAAACAAACCAAGTGCCTGTCAAAATTAACGTAAATATCAACTCATCAGTAACGAGCTTTGGCTCATATGTTGGTGGTGGTATTGGCGGTTCAGTAATCGCAGGAGGAAACGTGGCAGTTCAAGGACAAGCAGTCACAGCACCGGGAGCACCAGTTTCTTCAACAGAGGGAGTCACAGCAATCGTAGAAGGTACTAACCCTACAGCAGTAACATGGGGAGCTACTTCATACGGTTCAGGGCCATTCCAATTTGGAATCCTTATCCAAGTATCAGACTTGCTAGTACACAACTCAGCTATTGAGATTGTTGATGAAGCAAGCCGACAAGTTCGTGAAGCAATGGCACGACTTGTAGATACAGTTATCCAAACAGTAGTAAACTCAGGAACAAACGGTGTTATCTACGCTGGTGGTAAAGCATCACGTTCAACACTTGCTTCAGGAGATATTGCAACACAAACAGAGATGATTAAGGGAGTACGAAATCTTCGTGCTGCTAACGCTGCTGGTGTTAAGCCATTTGAAGGCAAATACTATGTAGCAGTTATTCATCCAAACGTAGAAGCTGACCTTATGAGTAACACTCAAACAGGAGCTTTCGTAGATGTTGGCCGATATACATCAGTCCAAGATTTGCGAGAAGGTAAAATGGGAGACTTCAGAGGTATTCGATACCTTTCAAGTGCATATCAGAACTACTACAATTCTACAGTTCCGGTATATCCTACAACTCTTGTCGGAGATCAATCATTTGGTTGGGGCTATTTCCAACAACCAACTCCAATCCTCGTAACAACACCAGACTCAAACAACCCACTTAACCTCTTCACTTCTATTGGTGGAAAGGTAACTCTCGGTGTCACACGATTTGAAGATACTTCATCTACATATCGTATTGTTCGAGTGGAATCTGCAGCTTCATCTTAATGTAGCTTTCCTCAGCTCCTTCACCTTGGGGGGGTTGGGATAAAGTTAAATTAATTTATGCCATATGATTTCACACAGTACCTCATAATCTTCCTGATACTACTTTTGTTCGGTAAAGAGTATATTCCAGCCCTTCTTAATAAATTTGGTATTAAAATAGGTACAGATAAACAAACAAGCGAGATACAAAGACTTTCTTCATACTATAACCACGATTTGACAGACCATTTACAGAATATAAACACAGCACTTCAATCAATCTTAGCTGAAGAAAAGAATGAAAGTGAAGAAAGAAGAGAGGTATTACGACTTTTAAATGAAATGTATAGAAAAATAAAATAATATGGCAACATCTGTCTTAGCAGCAATACAATATGCACAACAGTTAGCACAAACTGATTCTAATAACATTGGTAGTGTACTTGGTTTGGCTCTCTATAACGATGCTTTACAGACAATGACACGTGATTTAGTCAATCGTGGTATTGATGCAGCACAAGTGAGAGAAGATTATCGTGATATTGATGTTTCTTTAGTGCCAAATGGCCAGTATCTATGGCCTTCTGATATGTTTATGCTCAAAACAATAGAGATAAACTGGTCAGATCAGACTGAACAAAATTATCTACAAGCAACTCCTATTGATGTAGCCAATATACAGGACAAATCTTTCTCTTGGTTGCGTAAGAATCAACCTCAAAGTAGCCCATTATTTGATAACAGGGGTGATTACTTTGAAATCTTTCCAACTCCGACATCAGATAATGCAAATGGGGTACGAATTATGTCTTTTATTACTCCAACAGAGGTAACAAACGTAGGAGAAGCTATAAACTACCCACAAACACTTGATTATAGGGCACTTTCTTGTTTAATGACATCTACATACCTAAAAACACAGCAAGAAGCTAATATGGCACTTGTTTTTTCACAGGAATACGAGCAGAGAATGAATAAGATTATTAACATATTAGCTCCGTCTTCACAGCAACCAATACAACCACAACCTCTTCAGATGACTGGGTGGAACTTTTAACCGTTAAATATATGCCATGGACACAAGTACCAAAACCAACAGAACAAACTACCTCAACTGGATCAGCAGATGCAGCACCATTTGGTCTATTGTTGGCTATTACAAGTGTTATCTCAGTAGGTTCAGCAAGTTCTGTGATTACTGGATGGTCAAGAGTGTCAAAACCAACAAGCTCTGTATGGACAGTCGTACCCAAACCAACATCATCAACATGGACAAGAGTTAATAAACCAATAGATTAAAATGAGAAACGAAAAAGGACAATTTGTAAAAAATTTAATCCCTTGGAATAAAGGCACTAATGGGATAATGAAATCTAATAAAACTTCTTTTAAAAAAGGGCGTGTGTCGCCTACGAAGAAAGAATCTATAATCAAAGTTTGTGCATTTTGTGAGTCTTTTTTTGCAGTTAAGCCATATTTAAATAGAGTTGAATGTTGTTCTAGATCTTGTGCTTCACTATTAAAGGTTCAAAAAAATGGAGGTCATTCTCCAGTGTGGAAAAAAGATAGAACTTTAGTTGTTCAAAGTGAGAAAAAACATTTAGATAGGAAATACAGAGAATGGATGCTAGCAATCAAGAACAGAGACGGTTGGAAATGTAGAATAGTAGATTATAATTGTAATGGTCGTTTAGAAGCCCATCATATCCTAAATTGGATGGATTATCCTGAATTAAGATATGATATTAATAATGGTATAGCTTTATGCCAAGCTCACCACCCACGTGGTCGTGCTAAAGAGAAACGATTAGCTTCATATTTTATGGAGTTAGTGTCAGTATCAAAAGATTAATTTGTCAATACCAATAACATTAGGGAGCGGTGCAGCCTCAATCGCAACAACACAAATAGGAAATGACCAACACCAGAACGTGATTATTACTTCTAGTAATAGTTCTGTTATCTCTGTAAATCCGGGATCAATAGCCACGGTCATTATTGGTGGTTCAATCGCAGCTTCAAGTGCTCCGACATCAGGTAGTTCAGTTGTTCAACAAGGTGCGTGGACAGTTTCTGTAGTTGGTACAGTTGCTGTGGGTACCACTTCAGTCTTAGCCTATCCAGCTCCACTTGCTTCTCTTGTTCAAGGAACAGCAGATTTACGAGTAGTACAAGGAGCTTCAGTTGCCGCTCTTTCAGCTCCGGGTGCTAACATAAGAACATATATAACAAATGTCCAAGTATCAAACTTTGGGCCATCATCAGTTTTGGTTAAGATTTCAGATAACACCACTTCCACACTTGGTTGGACTATTGCTCCTGCTGGTGGTGGTTCAAACTATAATACTAACTACCGCTCTGCTGCTAATTCTCCAATTACTGCTTCAATTAGTGGTACAGCCTCAGTCTTAGTTTCTATGCAAGGATTTACTTCATCAACATAATATGGCTTGGGTAGCAGAAGACAATTTTGACTCTTACTCTGACGGAGATTTAAACGGAAACAATGGTGGTTCTGGCTGGTCTGCTGCATGGGCAGGTGATGTTGATTATGATGTAGAGGGTACCACTGTCTATCAAGGTGCTAAAGCTGTTTCAGGAATAAATGCTAACGGAAGTATCATCCGAACTCTTACATCTACCACAACATCAGGTACTGTTTATTTTGCTATGCGGATGGATGATACAAGTGGTGACGGAGGTATTCTTTTTCGTAATGGTGCTGATACAACTACATATATTTTGATAAAGTTTAATACTACGGATATTGTTGTGTCTAATGGCTTTGAAACTACGACTACCTATATCTCTGGTTTTACCACAGGTGCGTGGTATCTATTTGAAATAGCATACAATGGAGCTAGTTATGACATCAGATATCACAACGGTACAAGTTGGAGTTCTCCAAACACATACTCTGTTGACACAAACTCAGCGATTGATACCATAAGATTAAATGCTGGTAATAATAATGATTTTTATTTTGACTACATCTCACCAACTAATCCAATACCTGAAACTGGTGGAGACACAAAAGCACGATATCTTAATTTAATGGGCGTAGGATAATATGGAACCAAAAACAATTACAATTACAAACTTTTCAGGAAGACTCACACGTATTCAAAACGGTGATTTAAATAGTGGTTTCGCAAAGTTCAAGACTTCTTTTGGCTATGATCCTTTCTCCTCTCCAATGAACCTCACATGGGCTTCTCAACACTCTAGTATCTCAAGTGGTATTACTGATACATGGATGGCGGCAAAGACACGATTTGAAAGTCCTACACAGATAGTTTATGCAGTTGGTTCTTCAGGGAAGATTTATAAAATGGATCCAAACGCTATAAATAACCCTAATAAAGATAGCGTTATTGGTATTGGTTCTGTAGCTACTGGTAGTCCGAGTTTTACATTCGGTGCTTCAATAGAGTTTTTTGGTACACCACCTAATATTTATGTAGGAAGTGATAACCAGATAAATAAACTTCCAATGTCTAGTATTGCAACTGGTTTTGCTGGAGCTATCGGAGAGTAATTAGAAGACAATGGATTACTACTAAAAAGCCCTGAAGTGGTAGCTGTCGGGTTCACCATCGCTTGATTTGATTTGGCTGTTGCTGTTTGTTGTGCTGTTA